ATGGAGATGCAACACATACAGGAGTTATTCCCTTCTATAAATTATTTCAATCAGCAGTAAAAAGTTGTAGCCAGGGCGGTGTAAGAGGCGGAGCCGCTACACTATACTATCCTATTTGGCATTTAGAAATTGAAGATATGCTTGTACTAAAGAATAACAAAGGTACAGAAGACAATCGTGTTAGACACATGGACTATGGTGTGCAGTTTAACAAATTAATGTATGAAAGATTAATTCAAGGTGGAGACATCACATTGTTTTCTCCGCATGATGTGCCGGGATTATATGATGCATTCTACGCAGATCAAGACAAGTTCAAAGAACTATACGAAGCGGCAGAACGTAAAACAAGTATTAGGAAAAAGTCTATTCCTGCTATTGAATTGTTTTCTGCGTTCGTACAAGAACGCAAAGACACAGGAAGAATTTACTTGATGAACGTTGACCATGCTAACACACATGGTGCATTTATTGAAGAAGTAGCACCAATTAGACAAAGTAATTTATGTTGTGAAATCGACTTACCAACTAAACCTTTAACAAATGTTGATGACCCTGAGGGCGAAATAAGCCTATGTACATTAAGTGCAATCAATTGGGGTGTAATCAAAAATCCTGCAGAGTTTGAAAATGTTTGTGACTTAGCAGTAAGGGCATTAGATGAACTGTTAGATTATCAAAGTTACCCGGTGTTGGCGGCAGAACTTAGCACTATGAATAGACGTCCGTTAGGTATCGGTATTATTAACTTTGCATTTTGGTTAGCAAAAAATGATACTAATTATCAAGATCCTAATTTAGAATTGGTTGACGAGTGGGCAGAAGCGTGGAGTTACTACTTGATTAAGGCCAGTGCTAATTTAGCAGTTGAAAAGGGTGCTATGCCAAAAGTTATGGAAACCAAGTATGGTCATGGCATCACTCCTAATCAAACATACAAGAAAGATGTCGATGAGTTAGTTAAACACAAAGAGCGAATGGATTGGAAGGGTTTGCGTAAGCAGTTAGCAGAAACTGGCATTAGGAATTCAACACTAATGGCACTTATGCCTGCAGAAACTTCTGCACAGATTAGTAATAGCACAAACGGTATTGAACCGCCACGCAGTTATGTTAGTATCAAGCAAAGCAAACATGGTGTGTTAAAGCAGGTTGTACCACAGTATGCTAAACTTAAAAACAAGTATGACTTGCTATGGGATCAAAAGTCACCTGAAGGTTACTTAAAAATTTGTGCTGTATTGCAAAAGTACATTGACCAAGGCATTTCGGTAAATACATCTTACAATCCCGAACATTTCGAAGATGAAAAAGTTCCAATGAGTATGCTTTTACAACACCTTATCATGTTTTATAAATATGGTGGCAAACAATTATATTATAACAATACTTTCGATGGCCAAGGCGAAATAGATATTAACAAAGACCAGCCAGTCGAAGTAGTAACAACTGAATTTGTCGAAGACGATGAAGAATGCGAGAGCTGTAAGATTTGAAGAAGAAAATGAGTGTATTAGATATCAAAAATAAATTCGATCATACAAAAGCAAAAATGTTTTTGGATGATAATGGTGGCATGGGAATGCAAAGATTTGATACTCTAAAATATAAACAATTTGATAAAATAACTGACAAGCAGTTAGGGTTTTTTTGGCGCCCGGAAGAAGTAGATATTTTAAGAGATGCAAAAGACTTTAAGGATCTATCTGCTCACGAGCAACACATTTTTACTAGTAATTTAAAAAGACAAATATTGTTAGATAGTGTACAAGGTCGTTCACCTAATTTAGCATTCTTGCCTATAGTTAGTATTCCTGAATTAGAAACCTGGATTGAAACTTGGGCGTTTTCGGAAACTATTCATAGTCGTAGTTATACACATATTATTCGTAATGTATATGCAAACCCTAGTAAAGTATTCGATGAAATGCTAGACATTAAAGAAATTGTAGATTGTGCTGACAGCATTACAGAAAATTACGATAAATTAATTGAATACAATCAAGTTAGAGAGCGAGGTTTAGCCAGTTACGATTTATACGAACATAAAAAGAGACTGTGGAAATGCATAATGAGTGTAAACATACTCGAGGGTGTGCGTTTCTATGTATCATTTGCATGTAGTTGGGCATTTGCAGAACTAAAAAGAATGGAAGGTAACGCAAAAATTATTAAACTGATTGCACGTGATGAAAATGTACACTTAGCAAGTACACAACAAATGCTAAAATTTTTACCCCAAGAAGACAAGGACTTTGCTAAAATTAAAGAAGAAACAGCAGAAGAATGTAAGCAAATGTTTATAGATGCTGTAGAGCAAGAAAAAGCATGGGCAGATTATTTGTTCAAAGACGGCAGTATTATTGGATTAAATGCAGATCTACTAAAACAATATGTAGAGTTTATTGCGGCCAAAAGAATGCATTCAGTGGGAGTAGAAAAGGTATATAATATGGGTACAAATCCTTTACCATGGACACAAAAGTGGATTGGTGGTGGAGAAGTACAAGTAGCACCACAAGAAACAGAAATTAGTTCTTATGTAATTGGTGGTACAAAACAAGATGTAACAAACGACACATTTAAAGGCCTGAGCCTTTAGGAGACACAATGTATAATACAGAAAATTTAATTGGTGACGTAGTCACTATCAAAGTATCCAGCGGTATAGAAATATTAGCAACATTAATTGGTGTTGATGAAGAATTTAGATATTTAACTGTTATGCATCCAAGAAACTTAGTTATAAACAGCGAATCTGGTGAACTTGCACTAGTACCATATGTTTTTACTAGTTCTGCAGATGAAATTGTAATGAACACCAGCGAAATATTGTCAGTATCACGAACTGCTGAAGAAAGCAAAGAAGACTATCTCAACCTAGTAGAAAAAGATGATGATTCTGACGAAGTAATTGTATCTGAACATGTAGTAGAAGAAAAGCCAGATAAATAATTATATGCCAGGAATAGCAAGAAAAGGATCAGACAATGCTAGGGGTACAATTACAGGACCTAGCTCTTCTACTGTCTATGCAGATGGAAAGCCAGTTGCCTTGCTAGGCGACATAGTTGCTGGACACGGCAAAGCACCGCACAGTAACCCAAAATTAGTAAGTAACGGTGCTCAAAAAGTGTTAGTAGACGGTAAAATTCCTGCTAAAAAAGGTACACAAGCATCTTGCGGACATTCTGTAACTCCTGGATCTAGCACAGTTATAGTGCCATAATGTCAACTTTAATATCAGTAAAAGGCCCACATGCTAGAGGCCTTGACAACAACATTAGAATACAATGGAACATGGGTAATTCGTGCAATTACGAATGTAATTACTGCCCTACAGTATTACACGACGGTTCTAAACCATGGTTAAATACACAGGTATACATTGACACCATCGAAAAGATATCAACGCACTACAACGCATTACAGCAACGCACAGACTATGAATTAATAGGGGGAGAAGTCACTGTAATACCTGGATTTGAGGATATTATACGCAAAATAAATGAGCATAATGCAACTAGTACTGTATACACTAATGCAAGTAGAACCATTAATTGGTGGTCTAAAGCCAAACATTATATGGATAATGTGATACTCACTTTTCACCCTGAATCTCAAGATAAAGAACATTTCGAACAAGTAATCAATGAAATAAAAGATCATGTTTATCTAAGCATTAATATTGCAGGAATTGGAGGCCAGGTGGACGAACTAGGCGAATGGGTAGAACAACTTCGAGAACATTTTAAAGACTGTGATAAAAATAGATATTACAACATCAGTATATGTGTTAAAACCATGTATAAGAAGTTCTTAGGGCGTCATAGTAAGCAGGAAACGTTTTACGATTACTCTGATAGCGAGTTAGAAGTACTAAGCAGACCAGGTATTAAACCTCGACCTATGCCGCAGAAAACTGTAGAAGAAAAGGAAGAATTGCCGCAAGAAAATGTAGAACCGGTGATCGATACTAGTAACATGACCGAATTTATATACGATAACGGTAAAACAATTTATGTTCAAAACCATCAAATTATAAACGAAGGACTTAATGCTTTTAAAGGTATGAAATGCCACATAGGATACGAGTCACTTAATATAGACGCAACCGGTGATATTTATAGCAGTTGGTGTGGTGCAAAAAACTTTGGAAATATTACTCAAATAAACAGTTGGGAACTACCAAAAGGTTATACTATTTGCCCATTTGATTATTGTAATAATATATCAGATATTGCGATTAGCAAAACGGTGTAATTTGATTAAACCTTCGGTGATGTAAACTGTAGTCGCTTAAATTTTTCTTATTAAATTTATTCAAAACCCCACAAATTTTTAAATTGTAGTCGCTGTCTAAATCTAACTTTTTTCCATCCCAATCGGGACATAATGCATTTGCAAATATACTTGCACGTTCTAGATTTTTAATTACATGACCACTTAAACTTACAACAATATCTTCGTTTGCAGGAAGCCATTCATCTGTGTAATGAGTGTGCGGAATGTAAGGTTTATTTAAAATAGACTCTCCATTCATTGGCTTAACAAACATTTTAAGTCTGTGCCATGCTTTAGTACTTTTAATTAATGTTCTAGTTTCGTTAGAATTAATTGAATGTACATCGTACAGCCAATTAGAATGTTCATCGATAATACTTGTACAGAATCCGCTGAGATCATATCCCTTTTGTTCTAAGTAGATCCATTGATTATCTTCACAAACTTGTTTTATTTTATCGCTATCGTTGTGCTTAAATATCGTATTT